CCGTCATAGGGCTTGTCGCTACCGACGCATCGGATCGACCCTTGATTGTGGGCGAAGGTGATCTGCCGATTGATCCGCGTCGACGCTTCCAGGATCCGCGGAGACTTCATTCGCATCCGCTCAATCTCGGCATACATAACCTTTTCAACTTGTTCTTTTTTGGTCGCGCACAAAATTACTTCGGCGACGCTTTCGGGCCCTCCGGTTATCGGGTTGCGATCGATTGCGGCCAGTGCCAACGCAAGCCCAGCCCCAAGAGTACTCTTGCCGTTCTTGCGTGCCATCGACCAGAAAAATCGGCGAAACCGTCGCGACTTGTCCGACGTTCGCTTCCAGCCGAATAGGCACCAAACGCCAAAAGCTTGCCACGCCTCAAGGGTAAACGGCTTGCCTGCACTGTCGCCAATTGAATGGCAAAGCATCACCGGAAAGAAGTCGACATAGGCACCGGCCGCACACGAGTCGAAATAATACGGGAAGCCATCGTCGCCGATCTTGTCGAGGTCATCGACGTGACGCTGCACCGCTGCCCGAACAGATGAGCACACAACCAGCCGACCGCTCAATACGCCGTCGATGTAGTCGCGTACCAACCTGTCCGGCATAAAATCAACCACGGCCCATCCGTTCCATCAGCATGGAAAAAGAGTCGTCTTTGTCGTCGTCGGTCTTGAGTGATTTAAGCTTCTGCCGGCTTGCTGGCGTTAGACCAAACTCTGGCAAAAGCCGGTTCATGTGTTCGCGGTACTTCTGTTCTTCCGCGACGTAGGGGTTCTTCTTCAGCTTGCTGTTGCCGTCTTTGTCGATCTCCCAGACCGCAAGCCCGGTTTCGTTTACCTTTTCCCGGGCCTCTCGCCATCGAGCGTACGCGGTACAGTAGGCGACCAGGATCTCCCGATTGTCCGACGACAAGACGCCAAGCCTCCCGAGGTCGTCACAAAGCTCTAACCATTTTTCAGTTTCGAGTTCGCCAAACCACTCCGGCATTTCGGGCTCGCTGCCGTCTGCCGTTGGCGCTGCCTCATTTTTCCGCTGCGGATTCTTGCGGTAAGCTCCGGTGAGCTCTTTAATTTCGGCCGAAATCGGCTTTCTTCCCTTGCCCATTTTAACACCCTAGCTACAAAACCCAATTTTGTGGACGATTACGCATGGTTTCCTCGGGCTATCTTGGTAGTCTAGGCAGCATGTTGGTGGTACCCCCGTCTCATTGTGAGACTGCCTAGTTATTGTGCATTTGCTGGCTTTCATTGCTTACTTTCTAGGCGGTTGCTTCTGTCGAGCTGTTGATGGCATGGTCGGCACACTGCCAATAGGTTAGTCACGTCCAATCGCCTTGATGGATCAACATCAATAGGCACAACGTGGTGAACGTCCCTTGATAGCGTGTACCGCCCATGCTTCAAGCACTCTTGGCAAAATGGATTGTTAGCCCTAAATCGTTTTGACAACTGATCCCAATCATAACCATAACCTCTTTCGCTTCCGCTCTTGCTGTTCGTCTTAGGCTTCATCCTTTCTTTGACGCCACACTTACTGCACGTCAGCGGCCTAGCCCTTTCGTCTATCACCCCGCCGCATCGACATAGCTTGTACGCTGGCATCACGCATCCACAGCAGGGGCGATAGACACCTTGCACAACCCGCTAAGGTAAACCGTCCTTGGTGCCGCATTGTCTCTCAGCGACACTCTAAGCGTCCGCTCTGTCGTTGTCACAGCCGCCGGATATGCAAACGTCACTATATTGCTGCTCGTTCCGCTGACAGTAATATTCGCATTTGCAATCACGGCAACATCGGCTCCGCTTCTCGTTTGAAAGACGATTTCCAGCGACTTGCCGCTTAAGTTGATCGGTGTAGTGCCGTCTGTTTGGTAAAGCGTAATTGATTGCGTTATGGTCTCGCCAACAAACGGCGATAGCACGACACCTGCTTGGCGCTCTGCCGAAATGCCAACAGCGGGAAGGACATTGACGACATTATTCCCACCTCCTGCTGGTGCCTGCGATAGCGACGTCGCTTTCCATCGCCACACACCCGTGACCAATTCAAGCATCTGCGAGAATGCGTACATCACCAGCCCCATCGTTCCGGTAGCGGCTGAATACGCACTCGACGCAGCGGACCAAATTCCCGCGGCGATGTCCGCGATCGCATGGACATGGCTCGTGGGGTCGATAAGCACTGTATCGCCTGCGACGGGTGCCGTAGTCAACGCCTCTTCGAGCGTGATTGTCAACGTTCCGTCGCCGTTGTTGACGGTCGTTAAAATCGGGCTGTTTTGCTCTGCCGAAGTGCCCGTGCTCATCCACAGCACCGAATGCTCTAGCGCTCCCGTAGGGTAGTCCGCTCCACTGATTCTAAATACTGTCGTCGTTGGCGTCGGGCTAGATAGGATCGTGCCTTCGACTATGAGATTGCTTTTTCGAAGCGTATCCAAGTTTTTGCCAGTCGAATGAGCAGACAAGTGATCGCGGTTATCCTCGTCCCACACTGCGTCGGCAATTGTCGCTAGCGTAAGATTGCCATTCGTCACAATCGCATCGAATTGATTAGCCGCCAAAACCTCATAGCGAAAGATCGTCATCCCATACGTTGCCCGATTCATCGAAATGGCAAGCTGCCCTAACGTGTTTGTGTTGCCCGTCGTTAATGCAATTATGTACTGCCCATTGTGCGAATGCGTCGCCGTTGCCGCCGCTGCTAATGCTGCGGTCGTGCCGTTTTTGGTCAAATTGAAATCGCCGATCACGGCTGACGTGAAGGCATTTCCGTCCGCATCAAGCACTGGCCCGACGATCACGCTAGCGGCTGTCGATTGTTTGAGAAATTGCATCAGACTTGCCCCGTCAAAAGTAGTCGCCGCCGAAGTCCTGTTGCCACCGAATACGCTCTACGTCGTCGCCGTGGTGTCAACATTCCGCCGACACCAATCTGATATATTTGCCGCTGCTCTGCTGCCGTTACCACGCGGTCCCAGATTATTGTTTCGTAAATATTGCCGCTAAAAAATGACCGCGGATGGTCGCCACCGATGTACCAACCCTGACCCTGTTGCGTAATCGACTTGTAAGTCGCGTTTACCGCAAGCCTGACGCCATTTTTCCAAACAGATGCGCCGTCGTTTGCCGACATTTGCACGCCCCACAAAGCGACTTCGTTTAGGAAAGTTGACGTAGTGCTTACGTCACCGGCACCGGTGTTAACGCCTTGTCGAAAAATTCCATAAACACTATTAGCAGCAGTCGTGCCTAGCCCAAGAGAAACACCTGAAAGCCCAGAAGAGGCTTCGGCGTCTCCAAAAAGTCGAACGAGCAACCCTCCCGCAGTTGTTTTCGCCCAGCTTAGTGCCGTAAAATTTGTAGTCGGTATTAGATATGCGGTACGTATCTGCTTGCCGTTGTTTTCAGTGCCCGAATGAAGCGTAGACCATCGGCCGCTATCGGCTGACCAATCCGTCGAAACCATGTTGCTCGTAAACGTGCCGTGATTGTTTCGCCCGCTTTGATCAAGCAAGCGATAACCGCTAGGGCCTGCCGAAGCAGACCAATAACCGACGACGCCATTCCAAAGGTTTGAGCTTCTCATTGGATCTGCGGGTAAACTCCCTGAATCCGTAGTTCGTGATTTCCTGCTGTGCTGTTAAGGTTTACTCCGGTGTTGTGAACGATAAAAAGCACAACTTTCGACGGTAGCACTCCCGTAAATGCCGATCGCAAACTCACGCCAGTAAATGGGTAAGTCCTGTCGCTGGTGTTGTTGGTCGACATAATCGCGACGGGCTTGCAAATCGAGTTCTTTATGTCGCTGCTGGTGATAGTCTCCGCACTGCTTGTGCCGTCGAAAACATCCGGCCAGGCATTGGAATCCCAAGCAACCGCCCACACTTCAATCTGTCGTGCCGCTGTCGGGCTTGTTCCGGTCGTGATCTTCCCGCTGAGGATGATATCTTCAAAACCGTCTGTCGTGTTGTCGATCACGGCAGACTCAAGGCCCGCAAGCAGGTTTGTGTCACTTGCCAAGCTCGCAAGCGAAGCGGTGATGACTGTCGTCGCGCCGTACTTTTGTAAAACGTCTTTCGTTGCCATTATTTGTCACCCATCTGCTTGCGGGCGTTGATTATTAAACCGATTCCGACTTCCGGAAGCCCGTTGTAACTCGTCCAGGAAACTGTCGCGTTTCCTAGCGACATAAACGCCGCCGCTTGCGATTGCGTTACCATTCCAGCGGTCGTTAATGCGTCAATCATTTGGCCAACGCTTTGGCGGTCCAAATCAACCGATTGCACCTTGCCAGCCGAATCGTCGATCCAATCAACGACCGACAAGCAAACGCCGCGAAGTGTGCCGAGCGTCGATTCGGTGCTCGCCGCAATTCGAAGCTTTGCCCACAACCCTTGCTCAATTAACCACTCTTTCAAATCTCGCGTACTCACCTGTTTTCGAACCGATACCGTTTTGGCGTTAATTGCTTGAGCGGCTTCGAGATTAGTTAAATCGGAATACTCCGGTTTGCTCAACTCCGCGATCAGTGCTATTAGGTCAGTAGTCATAATGGAGGCGGGTAGGCGGGATTTACTGGCGGGTGACTTTGTCGGTCAATGCTTCGCAGTGTCGACACAATCGCTCTAGCAATTGTTCGTGCGACTTATCGCGCTCTCTCTGCTGTCGCATCTGCCACGCCAAGCAGGCACCCTGCCAAGCTAAAGCAATCGATGCGGCAACAAAGAGACAAAAAAGGGTTGTGGGCGAAATCATGGTTCACGCGGGGGCTCATTGAAAAACCAGCGGACGTAGTCGTCGATTAAGTACACTATATCCATCGGGCTCGGCCCTGTAATCAGCGGTTCAAAAATTAGTTGGCCGAACCGGTAAAGACTCTCGATCAGTTCCATCCGTCAAACCATCTCCCGCGACCTGGAACGATGGCGATAGAAGCACCGATGCCACTGCCGCCGTCGCTACGCAAATCGCAAAAATAATAAAAAGGTCCATCTCATTTGTCCTCGGCGGGCTTAGGCACGGTAGGCAACTGACTACGCATCAATTGAATGAATAACTCTCTGTCCTTGTCGTGGCTCTCGACCATCCTCACGATGGCCTCATTCTGCCTTTCGACAAGTCCCGAGATGCGTTCGGCGATTTCTTCGCTTCGCTTTTTGTCGACTTCTGGAATCAACACAACCATCGAGTAAGCAAGAAATCCCAAAATGCAAAATAGGAGGATCGTCGGCACGCCCTGTTGTGCGGCCCACTGGACAACTAGCTTCCGTGTGTCGTTGTCGAGCGGCAGGTTCAATTCGTTGCCCTCCGCGGTGCCACGGACGGAAGCGGCCCTGTCGGCTGCGATTGTGTGGCCGTCGTCCGTGACACCAGAGCGGAAAGACTGTTGAGGCTCAAGTGGCCGTTGTGGATCTTCCATTGCCCACCCGAGAAAATGAAAAACTTCGGATCGCTCATTCCTTGAAGGTCAACCGTTTTGATCTGCCAGCCTTTCGATTCGCACTGTGCCGCTTCGCTTGCAAGCCACTTGCGGCCATATTCGCTGTTGGCGTCGCCAACGAAAACGATGGTCGAAGTTGCATGAGAAACACTAAGGCTGTTCGACTCGCGTTGCTTTTGCTCCTCAACTGCTTGCTGCACTTGCTGGTCGGCAATGGCAACGGCTTCGCTTTGCTTGTCTTTTGATAGGCAAACAATCCCTAACGCAATAAAAGCAAGGAGAGCCGAAAGCCAACCAGATAAA